CCGTCTATATTACTAGTGCACCACCAATAACATCTATAATTTTCATTCAGATCTTCAGGGTATTTCTACTAAAGATATTTCAATGTTTCTTCACTATCCATAATTTTTCAATTATTTCTTTCCACCTTTTCCACCTTTGGATTTCTTTCCGCCCTTGCAAGCCATAATTAATTCCTCCTATTATTTAATTGTTTTAAGATATTGTTTCCAATTCTTCTTATTAGCCTTATAAGTCTTCTTTCTATCCTTAATCTTGTACTTATCAAGATCTTCAGGCTTACGTGTTTTCAGATAATCAAAGTTATCGTCATTAGCATAAGCTTCCATCTCATAAGGAATAGTATAGTAAGCACTAGATGCAGGGTATATAATTGGGTTACCTTTAATCCATTCCCACACATAAGACCAATAATAACTTATCCATCTCTTTTTATCTTTAGCTTCATAGAGATGAATATTTTCATGATTCCAAGTAGTAGGCTTAATCTGAGATTCAGGTTTTCTACTTAACAAGTAACCGCACCAGCTCATTGCAGAATAACCCCTAAATGGATAGTGATCCATGTGTTTATATTCTACTTTATCTGCTTTTACTTTAGTGAATAACTGCTTAACTATCCACCATGTTTCTTTAAACCAATTCATAATTATTTACTCTTTTTAGCTTCTGCGTTTGTCTTATTCTTAAGTGCTGTCTTAGCTTTTAATCTTTCTCTCTCCATTGCTGCTTTATCTTTAGCTGCTTGCAACTTCATTTCGTGATCCATTCTTTCTCTTTCAAGCTGATTCTTCTTATCTTCTATCTCTTTCTTCATCTTCTGCTCTCTAATCTTAGCATTGAATTCAAATTGTTTAGAAGCTTCATCAGATGCTTGCTTACGTTCAGCTAAAGCTTGCTGGGCTATTTCCATGACATCAGGTACACCATTCTCATTCTAATCCATATTCTCAGTACCTCTGTAAGCATTAAGTTGAGCTACAGTAATCTTAGTAGCATTATCTTGATCTATCTTATATTTTTCAAGATCCATTTCTGCTTCTTTAATCATAAGCTCTTCTTCCTTAATCTCATTTTGCATTTGAATAGCTTGCTGTTCACGTTCTGCTTGAGCTTGTTCCATAGCTTGTTGCTGCTCCATACGTTTCTGTTCAATCTCTTCTAATCTAGACTTAATCATACTAATATTATCCATAGTAATGATTTCAGCTATATCAAGTAAACTAGCACCGTTCTGCATAGCAGGTTGCATAAGTTGTTTAAGAGCTTCTACTTGTTGTTGATTCTTAGTAGTATCATCAATGAATATATCCATGTCTTCATAGAAGAACTCATCAGAAAGAGTTATAAATGCTCTAGTAGCATCATCAAGGATATAATGTAAGCATCTTTTATTATCTTTCCACGCTACTTTGGAAGTATCTAATAACATAGTAAGAGCTTCTTTCTTTACTTGATTATGAACCCAGAACCAAGGTTCAGTAATATGAGCTGACTATACTATAGATCTCTCTACATTACCTACTAATTCATTAGATGCAACAGAACCTTCACGCTATTTACTTACTCCTGATATTTCTGATACCATAGCTTCAATCTTATCCATAAGATTAATGTACTAATCAATAGTATTAGCCATAGTAAGATCTAATGAAGTAAATTGATTGAACTGAGATGGCTTACCGCCTTCTCTACCAGGTATATCCCATCCTTCTTCGTATGGGTTAATAAATGCTACGCCAAGAGCACCTAAGTAATGCATCCATTTATTCACATCTATACCCATAGATTTAGGTATCTGAGTAACATCAATAACAGGCACTTTACCTTTATCTCTAGCCATAGCAAGTTCTAGTCTATACCATAGTACGATATACATATATTGTAATGGCTTCATCATACTTACCAAAGATCTAGGAGCACTATTAGTATTATTGTATACAACTCCTGTATAAGGTAATTTTTGAGAATTAAGATTATCAGCAGATATGTGTTGGTATTCTAGTGGCTATATACCTATATATAAGTCTTCTCCAACTCTATAACCTTCCCATACCTCTATAATCCAAGTCCATTCAACGTTCAACTCCATACCAGTAACCTTGTAGGACTCGTCTACTTGTAACTCATCAATTTCTCCAGTATTAGGATCTTGATAAGTAACGAAACCTATTTTCTTAAATGACTTCCAACAGCAATGCCAAACATTAATGTTATCAGACCCTTCAAACGGATTTGAAGTTAACCCATTAATGGTTTTTGTCTTTAAGTGAGGGTAATCCATAGATGTCTTACGTACTTCAGGATTAATGCCTCCCCTGCTTACATCATCTACCATTTCAAGCAATTCATTTAATTGCTTTTCTGTCATTTTATCATAGAATCTATCATAAATTTCTGTAGCTGACATAATCATCTTACGGCAACACCAATCAGAGTCATGAATGAATTCTAAGTCTGCACTCTAGTCATAACTAAAGTAAAGAGGATTAACTCGTTCTAAATAAGGATTACCATTTATAATACCAACATAGTATATTTCTTCTCCAGCTATCAACGCATCCTTCCAACCTTTATAAAACTCATGAACTACATTAAGTTTATTCTTAAGATAGTTGAGACTATGGTATGCTGTTACTTCTGCTATGTCCTTATAATCCTTACTTAGATATTTCTATATCTTTTCTGGAGGTAATATTTCACCATTCTATAATGCTTGTTGATATCTCTAAGCCTCTTCAGGACCTAATTGACTCATAATAGTAGCCATTACATAATCTTCCAGCATTTGTTTAGCAGTATCTTGTACTTCACTAGTAGCTATATCACTAGTACGTACTACTCTAAAATTAAATGGTCTTTTCGTTTCTTCGCCTAATAGTAAGTCTATTTTAGGTTTAATTATGTTATAATCCTATGCTGTAGCAGGGAATCCATCTTTCTATTTAAAAGGATTTGTAACGTACAAAAGATCTTTCTCATTATAGATACTATTGTATAGATCATAGTAAGTCTACATCTCCTCATATCTAGTACGCCCATTTCTACCACCTCCACTATTAAAGCCTGACTTACCTATTATATAGTCAACGCAGGCCTCTTTCCAATCTTTAGTCTTTTTAGACATAGGAAGTTTTTGCACAGGAAATGAACCAATATTTCTACTTATCATATTCTGTTAATTAAATGTATATACATCGTCATCGACTTGACTGAAGTTATCGTCATAACTCCAGCTACTATAAGTAAAGAGAGGGCCGTCGAATAATAATCTCTCTCTGTTAGTTTTCTTCTTCTCTTTTACAACTACATTATATAGTTGTTCACGATAAATCATTACCTGCATCAACGCCATCACACGGTCAAAGTTACCTATATCATTATAACCTATAAGCTCTTCTAATAGCGGTTCTGATAATATATCATGTAGGTTTTTATGCCCTGGAGATTTCTCATCATTTAACCAATCTTTGATGAGTCCTTCACCCCATTGTTTAATTTGTTTATTCATGTGGCAACCTTTCTTTCGTTGCACTTTAGAATTGCTGATGATATCAGATATAATGTCTGGCTAATCAGCCAAAAGATAGTCACAATGCTTAGCAGTAAAGTATGGAAACAAACCTTTACGCTCATTTTCATACATGATTCTGCCATTGTAATAAACTGCGAGTTTACGTAAATTTTCATAATATTCCTCTGCTGTAGCAGGCCTTCCTGTATACTCAGCTACTATTATATCATAGTAGTTTTCAAAATTCTAAAATCTCTTATATACAAAAGTAGAACCTAATGAATTAGTACCAGATTGATCATGATCATAAGGGTCTACCCCAAGTATATATAAACCAATAGGAGCATCCTTTACAGGATGTTCCCATATAACTATAGAACCAGTAGGATCATCCTCTTTGGATAGAGGATAATGAGTAATATCACCTTGTTTTTTTATTACCCATTTAAGACTACCATCTGATTCCCATACTAAATCACCTATCTATTTGTGATTTGATAATTTCTTATTTGTACGTATTTTAGCTAGTTGTTCTTGTAACTCTTTCTTCGGGAATATATTACCATTGAATTCTAGACATGCTTCAGCTGGAGTAATACAACGTTCTGCTACATAACGGTCTACTGCTACAGAACTAGTGGCATTCTCTATTACGTCTTTACGCTATTGTAATACATATTCTAAAGCTTTATGTCTTATAGTATTACCATCATTATCCATATACATACGATTTCCCTATTCATCTCGTATGTCCATGTTTGTATACTGAGGTATGAAGAAACCACATTTAGTATCTCCTACATTCTCATCCCATATGTTATCAAGCTCTAAACAGTTATAACCTTTAGGCTTATAAAACATGTCTTTAAGAGTAAAGAAGTTAGAATCTTCATCCCCACCAGTACCAAATGCTATCATAGTAGCAAATGCTCTACCGTCATTCTCTACAGAGGGTCTAGCAATTTGCCATGCTGCACCTAATTCTTTAAATGAACCAGCTTCTTCAAATAGAATAAGGTTAGCTTTTTTACCACGTACTACATCAGGATTGTCTTTCAAAGTAACCCCAATAATTTCAGATTTATAACCTACTTCTATTTGATTACCGTATTCATCCTTCATACTTACTGCAGCACGTTTACGTAACTAAGTATTTACAGCTCTTTTCTTACCCCATGCAGTATGTTCATCTATAAAGTCTAAGTAGTCCCAAGCTTTAGTAAGGATACCATCATCTGTTAAATATTGCTTATTTGAAGCATATACATATGATTTAGAGTTAGGTATAAGATAGTAATTACGACATAACATAGCTGCTCCTTTATAGGAGTAACCTTTACGTCTAGACTTAAGTACACATAAATGTTTACCTTGTTTATGGGCTTCATTTACGGCATTAAAATAGTAATAATCATAGTCCCAGAAATCAGGAAATGTAACCAACTATTCCGATACTACTTCTCCATTTACTATGCTATTTACAGTACGATTAATAGGGCAATAATTTAAATAAAAATAGTTATACCCACTAATGAAATCACCATCATCAGCTGTATAACCATTAATACAACGTTCCTTCTCCTCTGTCCAGAAACGCATATATTCTGCCGTACCTTTAGGGTGTGGACAGTATTGACCTGTTCTAATATATGTAAGAGCAGGCTATCTGAACTTATTACTATTTACTATCTTCTTATTAAAGTCTACCATATTATATATTTAAAAGGGGCGCGTTTCACAACGAACCCCTTCTATTCAGATAATAATTTATAACTTAAATTCTTTTAATTATGAAAAATTTACTGGGGAAATTTCTGTAGCTGTAACCTAGTTTCTTGAGCTGTGGTTTTATACGCCGTATGTTTAGTACTCCCCACCTGGGCTAACATTACCCCAGACTACCTGTTCACGATAACTACCTATCCAACAAGTTTCCTTCTGCTATTATAGTTTCAAAGGACTAGTATTTTTTAACGGTAAGTAGAGGGTCATTCTTATCATATTTCAGAAGTTCGGATACTACCCACAGCTACTGCAAACTTACCGTTATTGGTAGCCCCACTACGACTCGAACGCAGACTAAGAGGGTTAGAGCCTCCTGTGCTAACCATTACACCATAGGGCAATATCACGTGGATATTCTTACCCTCTACGTAAGGGCCCCTTAAGGGTTAAATTAATGATATCTATAAATTTAAAACCAGCTCTTGATACGCTTAGCTATTCTTTTATACCAAGGTTTTACTTGCAATCTAGCTGCTTCACATTCAGCAATTGCTTCCTCAACAGTTTTGGTATCATCAGTTAAATCTACGATAATTGTAGGCATTTTTGTATTTTTATCCATAATCTCAATTTTGTATTATTAAACGTTGTTGTTATTTTTTAGTGTTTATCAAATGTTATACTCTAACATTTTGATTAGGAAGTTCAAATAGATTAATCTTAGCATCACCTTTTACTTTGCTAGTTTCAAGCTCACCAGACTTAACAGCTTTCTCTAAGTAATCTAGAGTAACAAATGTATCTTTTACTTTAGCAAATCCTGCATAATACTTTTCTATTTTCTTTTCATCAAGTTCTTCTAACAAAGAATCTTTATAGTATTTATTAAAAGTATCTAGCTTTAATCTGATGCTATCTAGCATATCTAAAGTACGAGTATGTTGTAATCTAATAAAGCTATCTTCAGCTTTATGTTCATCTTCAGTAAGCTCATAATCTGTATTTCCTAAGAATTCTTCTTTTAGCTTACTCTCTATTTGATCATATGGAATACTCAGTACATAAGGACTATCCCATTTATTCTTAAATACTATATAACTAAGTATTGCAGTAGCGTGTTGTTTATCAGCTTTATCTGATTCCCATATTTTCTTAAAAGCAGGTATAGCTAAAGCGTTTTCATGTATTACTACTTTTCCTCCTATTATATCAAATAGTTTCATAATTATTATATATTAGTTACTTGATACGTTTGAGACACATTCACACTTAGAGAAAGTGCTGCTTATTTTATGTTTTTCATCTTGCATCTTTGCAATATGATCTTTAATAGCTTTATCACTAATTACAGCATAAACAAAAGTTTTATCATCAAGTTTATATGTTTTTGCTATTAAATCACCCTTAGATACTTTTACATTTTCAGTAGTTCCATCTTTTTTTGTGATATTGTATTCTCCATCTTCAGGAACAATCCATATATAATCGAAATAGAAACTATCTAAAACAGTTACCTCATTTGTATCTGGATTATAACCTATCATGCAACTACTATTATTGCCATTTACGTATTTATTCATAATTAATCTATTCTATAATCAGTATAATATTCTTTTTGTAATCTTGCTAATATTACTCTAGCTTGTTTCTCTGAACAATTAGGATTTGTATATTCAGGATTATTCTGATACTTGTTTATCACTGTCTGATAATACGCTATCTCCTGTTCTAGACTTTCCTTTGTTATATTCATAAATAGTTTCTTCTACTAAATCTTTTATTCTATCTTTATAGGAACACAGTTTTGCTATAGCTTCTTCATTAGAATCATATAAATCATAATCTGTAATTATTCCTTTAACTATATTTTTGTTATTATCTTCTATAATGGCTCCAGTTTCACCTTCGCATAACCAATAATTAAAGTTTGTTCTTTTAGCCAGCTCTCTAGATAGTTCTCTAATCAGACGAGATATTTCTTTCTTTAAATCACTGATAACGTCGAGTTCAGCTCTTCTATCTAATTCTGTTTGGGAAGAAAGTTGTATCTTGTCAAGTATATCGTTACAATTATTTATTTTTTCTTCAATACGCTCATCTAGAGCTTTAGATAAATCTTCAACAGTTGCTTTTCTAAAAGTGTGTTTACTTATCCACAGCATTGCTATTGCATTCCAAGCAACTTGAGCTAAGTGATGACAATCAGTATCTTTATCAATAGTATTACCTTTTTCATACTCAAGTAAGTGTCTTAACATAGCGGCTTTATAACGTTGGTAACCATTCTCTAAGTTCTGCCAATTATTATCACCGTACTTAATAGAACCAGCTGTGTATACTTTTACGATATCTTCAATTTCTTCTAGGGGCAACAAATCCCATCTTAATTTCTTGTCTAAGAAATCATTCTTCTTTCCTTCCATCTTCTTTATTTCTTAAATAATCTATCATAAATTGACCTACTTTACCTGCTATCCAACCTAGTAAATAAGCGTAAGGTTCGTTACCTTGATCATATCCTTGTCCTACTCCTCCTATTATATCCCATATTACATCAGTGGCATGAGTAGATTCATGAGCGGCTACTTCTATAGCTGTACCATCTAATTTATCTGGAGTTTCTATAAGTATGAGTACTCCTTTATCTCCCGTTCTTTTATCTCTTACTATAAAGGTGACCCCATCTGCGCTTGCTGGACTAATAGGAGAGCCATTATTCTCTTTATTCAGTAAATCTTTAATAGTAGGATAAAACAAGAACTTTCTCTTCATTTCTTCAAAACAATCTATGGTAGAAATATATATATCTACAGGATATATATCAAGGCAGTATTTTCTAATCATCTTTTATTACTTTATATATATTAGCAATAGCTCTATTACTAAGTAAGTACACATACAAAAATACTTCATCTGACAATCTATAAGTTGAATCAGGGGCAATGATTTCATTGCTACCTTCTTTAATTTGTATTGTGCATTCATCTTTCTGACCTGTTGGATAAGACATTTTGTAATATATCATGAGCTCTACTAATTCTGTTAGAATGTCATTTTGTGGTATCTTTGTTATCCGTATCTTCTTTCTTTCGCTCATATACCTTCTTAATCTTGATTTTACCTAAGTAAGTGAATAGCATAGGTCTTTCATCACCTTCTGTTATTCTTCTATTAGCGAACATAAAAGGATGATTACATATAACCTTTATTACCTAACTAGGAAGTTGATATTTATTACTTAGTTCAGAATATATACTCATTCCAGTTTTTTTCATTTGACAACTCTCTAATATTATAATATTTGTTATTTAAGAAAGCTTGTAAATCATTAGCATTATCTGAGAATGTGTTAGTTCTAATAATATTAATTGCTGCAAATAAATCTTCAATCTTTACACCTTCTTCTGAACTCGTAGCAATATCACCCTTAAATTCTAGAATCTTTTCTAATATATTAATTTCTTTCTTACTATAGTTCTTTTTAGGTTCAGCAATAATAATGTCTGTATTTTTACTAAACATATTTACTAAATCACACGAATCTTTAAAGATAACAAAATGATTATAAGGTAATACTTTCTTGCTTAGCTTAGCCCAAAATCTCTTAAACCAATTATACTTTTTACATAATAAGACACAACCTGGTTTAAGTGTTACATATTGTATATTCATATTATTCTTTCTCCAATCTAAGTACGATAGTTAGCTGAACTCTATCTCCTATTATTTCAGGTATTAATGCAGGATTAACCATCCATTCATCATCAGCTTTACCTTTTATTATCAGACCTTTATCTCTTAATTTCCCTATGTATCTACTTAAGTTATCACTAGTAATGCCTGTTGCAGCTTTTAGATAACGTCTGTTTTCGGTACTTATTACATTCTTGCTGTACCCAGGGAGCTTAGGAGTATTAATATCTATATCAATTAATAAAACCATCAAGTCTTGCTCCCTAGTGGTCAGCTAAAGTACACCATCAAGTGATTTGAGGAATTCTCTGTAAAGATCTGTTTTCTTAACAGTCTTTACTAATTTATTCATTGATAATTTCCTTTACCTTTTTAAGAATTTGATTCATATTGAAATATACTGTATCTGCTTCAACCTTAACGCAAGTAGGAATCTCTTGATTATTATAGGCTTCTACTAAAGAATCATGGTCTTTCTTATATTGAGCTTCTAGTGTATCTACTAAATCAGATAATGCACACAATTTATCAATTGCAGAAAGCTCTTCATTTTCATCTTCGATGACTAACAGATTACCTGATTCTACAAACTCTTCTGCCGTTTCCTCATCCATACAAATATAACGTGAACACTTCTCACTATCATTTTCAGTTGTCATACTGAATTCATACAAATTAGTGTCTTCATTATAAGTAAGCATATCACCTTTTTGTGCAGATGCAAATTCTTTAATTACCTTATAGTTCTTCATAATAATTATTATTTAGTTGTTTAATAGTTGTTACATATATCTAAACGGTAAATGTTAAAATAGTATCTATTCTTTAACATTTGTTAACTTATATTTAAGTAATGACATGAAAAAAGGCTAGGTCCGCAGACCTAGCCCCACAACAACTATTAATACGCATTAATATTTAGTCTTTTCTTGCTATAATATCATAAGGTTTAACTAACTGACTATCCTTAAATAAGTCAAAGTCTTTAGCAAACTTCTTATTAAATACTATTGTATCTCCTACTTTAAAGTCTGTTATATTTAGACTTTCTGGAATAGCAAGTACAATTCCTAATCTCCACTCTGACTCTACTTCTTTTACTTCAGTCTTAGTCTCAAACTTCTCATAACCATCAACATCTTTTTCACCTGTACCAACTGCTTCGGTTATTTCTTTCTTTAGCTTAATAGGTTCAAGAGGTTTAACTAACACATCTTTCAGAGGAGTATAACCAATTCCATTAATTACTGTTTCTAGTACTTTATCTTCCATAATATTCTTATTTATATTCTATAACGTATTATTTGTTGTTTTGTTTCTTTAATCTCAATATATTTCCGCCATTAGAACAGCAGTATCTCCTAGCTAAAGTAGGACAATTTTTATCTAAGTAATAGCATCCATCACAACTACCTATAGGATTAGACTCTACTATAAACTATTTGTTATCTATTGTTACTGGTATTCTATTCTTTACTATCTTTGCTAATTCCTAGTCGTTCAAAGTCATTACATTATTCTTTATTCTTTTTTATCTTTTTTAAGTATAAATCCTTGAGTACATAATGAAGTAATCCTAGAAGGACAATAGCAATTGTATAAATCACAACCTTGACACATACCTTTTATTTCATTCTCTACTAAAGTATAAGGCTTATTACCAAAATATACTTTCTTACCTAAGTAAGCGACTTCCTTAACTTGTTGTTGTTTATTCATAATATAAATATCTAAAGTAGGAGACTATAATCAGTCTATACTGTCTTAGACTGTCTTTAACTGTTATAGACAGTAACGTATAAACTCTTATAAAAGTTTCTTTTATGATAAGCTTTTTAACATTTGTTAAGAACAATTATAGCTATTTAATAGCTAATTTTTAACATTATTTATGAATTAATTTATATAATTCATCAGCTAACTTCTTAGCATCTGGGTGAGCTGCACCACTACAACGTAATTCAAAGAAATGTTCCCAATCGCTCTCAAAGCCTGTCATTACTAATTCTGTCTTAGTTGCATTAGGGAGTATTGCTCTTGCTTCTTGTGGTTTTAATCCTTTATTTATTAGTAGTCTGTATTGCATTCCTGCATTGTTCAAACACCATAAAAAGTTGTCCGCTATACCATTATCTGAAGGCAATTGAATCTTCATATTATCAATATCACACCAATCTCCATCCCAGTAAGTATAATCTCCAGTAGGTATATTTAACCAAGTAGGTCTAATAAAAGTAAGCTCATTATTAAATTTATCCTTATTGTAGTTACAATATCTCTGAGATTCTTGTGCAAAGCTAAATACCCTATGTCTAACAAATTCATGGCTTACTCCTCTATCACATATGAATTTGACTGTAATACGCTTCTCGTGGGAAGGTGTAGGATCACATTGATATTTTAAATCATCAAGCCATTTATTTTCTACTAGTACTCGATAATTTGTAGTTATATAAGCCCTACCGTTAATACCATCTACACTTATCTTTTTTACTCTAGAATAAGGATTTATTTCGTATTTTCTTACTTCTGGAGAAGTGGCTGTTATAGTTAAATATACAGTGCCGTGCTCTAACATAGCTCCATGACCAAGCTTAATCATACGATCTACAAACTCTTTAGCGCTATTCTCTGTTATCTTATCTTCAGACTTATAGCAAGTTCTACCTGCTAATTCTATCATCTTATAAGGGTCTTTTTCCTCAATAATCTGTACACTGGATTCTATTAATTTCATATTATTTCTTTTTAGTAGTCTTTCTTATGTATGTAATAAATCTTATATGTGGTACTCCTAGTTTAGATAGCTTCTTATATGTAACATAAACTGAAGATGTACAATTTAACAAGTTATATGAATATTTAAACATATTAACCATGCATACTATTATTTGTTTACTTTCTGATAGTCTAGTAATAGATAAGTGACGCTGTTTAAATCTAAACATGAAGTGGTAAGTACTATGAATTATATTTTCTACTTGTTTTGTGTTAGTATTATATACCCAGTAGTGAACTCCATTCCAGTTATATTGACTAGCTATTAATATATACATAACACCTTTAGTACGCACTTTTAATACTAAAAATTTAGTATTATCAATCTGTATTTCTTGTTGCCTATTTAGATTATCTATCATAGGCTCAATATGTTCTATATAATAATCTATGCTATGTTTCATATTATCTATAACGCAAATATTAAGAATAATTACAGATATTTAACATAAATTAAACATATTTTAAAAATAAAATATAAAAATTTTATAAAAATTTTTTGAGAGAGGTGGTGCGTGTGTAGAATTAAAAAATATAAAATACCCCCGCGTGTGCGAAACAGCAAAGATTCACTCCCCTCTATTAAGTATCGGCAGGGAACACCCCGTACTAATTTGGTATTGGCGTTCCCTTTTATCGTGTATTGTGTAATTCTTAAAATTGTGTAATTATGAAATGTAATGTAACAAGTTTTGTTAAGGTTGAGAGAGAGAACGAAATGCCGTACTTTATTATTAAAGCAACGGGTGTCGAAGGTGACGAGAGTGCAAACGTAGTAGACGAAGACGGATGTATTAACCCGTTTGCCATGATGTCAAGGCGTTTTAACTTTACAAAAACACTATTTCCATCAACGGACAAACAAGTAGAGCAATTAGAAAAACTCTATGAGGTGGACAAGGACGGAAAAGGAGTTAAGGGTGCGCCAATACGGTTAATGTCGGGATCTTGGGCAACGGGTACGGA